GTTGTTGCCATCTTTTGTTCCTAAAAATCTACGTCTCTGCCGTTAATGTTATAAGTGCCGTGAGTAAACCCTGCATCCATCTTTTCAACTTCAGTCATATTATCACTATCAATCCTACGATTAGGATCACGTTTCATTTGTTCTAAGCGATCCTGAGCAGGATCTTTTCCACAGACAGAGCAAACGCCTTCTGCACCACCACAACTGCCTTTTACAGAACGACCCTTTAAAAGGCCTATTGCCATTCCCGCCATAATAACTAAAAATAATACCAAGCATATTAAAAAAGTCTCCATTATTTCATTTTTTGAATATCTTTAAAAGTACATTCATCTTCGATAGTAACTCCACTGTTAGTTTCGATCCAAAGTTTTGCACCGCAACTTAAAGGTTTGTCAGGTCTATAAACCATTTTACTTGGTCCGTGTATCTCTACACTTGTGCCATAACGAGCCTTACTTCCTTCTTGTACTCTACATACAGGTAGTTCAGTATTATTCTTGTCATTCTGTTGAATGATATTTCTGTTTATATGGATATACTTCATTATGTATATAGTACTACCTATTTAAGTAAATGTCAATCAAGCAGTTTCTAATTTAATTTCCATAGGAAATCCTTGTGTCCTTGCAGATATTAGTACTTCTACGCCTTTTTGTTCTGCAATCTCATAAGGCAGTACAGCAACTATTCCTGACCCTTTATCATTAATCTCTACACTTTTATCTTGTGCTAACTTAGGATCGTATTCAAAAAAGTTCACCAAACTACCAGATACAAAGTCAAATGTTGTGACATCATCATTCATATAAATGACCTTACAATCCATTGGCGGACTAATAGTTTCTATCTGTCTAACTTTTAATTTAGTGTTGTTAATATTACTAGTCATATAAATTCTCCATAATCATATGAGAGAGTACTAATACTCTCTCATATTTATCTGTGGTTAAGACTTAATGGTTATCTTACGAGGTTTCTTCTCTTCGGGAATGATTCTCTCTAAACTAATACAGAGCATACCGTTCTCAAATTTTGCACTTTGTACAACAACATCATCTGATAATGTAAAGTTTCTGCTAAACTTACGTTGAGCAATTCCTCTATGAACATATGCCCCTGGAAAGTTTTGTTTTTCTTCGTCAATTTCAGGTGGGTTGTGTGAAACATTTAGAACACCTTCTGCAACGTTAATATCCAAATCTTCTTGCTTTACTCCTGCGAGTGCAATTTCAATTTGAAATTCGTTATCGTTCTTTATAATGTTGTAAGGTGGATATCCATTGCTTGATGCTTGATGATTTGCATAGCGAAACATGTCGTCTATTACTTTATCAAAGCCTACTGCGTATGGTGTTAGTTTATTGAAGTCGAGTGTGGTTAATCTTGTCATGATATAATCTCCTTTTAAGCAAGATGTTTATTTACGAAGACCCATTATGGCGTCTTCTCTTTTATTTATACCTGTAAGTATAAAATTCTAAAAATTATTTTCTATTTCTTTCTGTTTTTTCTTCCATCTAGCAATAGCCATTGCTTTAGCCTTATTTCTTTTTTCTGATGGTTTCTGGTAATATTGCTTTTCTCTGTATGTATTGAGTACTCCATCATCCTGACAAAGTCTTTTAAATTTTCTCCATGCTTTAGTAATATTGTTGTCTATTACTCTAACATACAAACCTTGTTTCTCTCTAGGTTCACGGTAGTCTCTTTTTGGTCTATCATTGAAAGCCATTAGTTGTCCTTTTGTTTTACTGTCCAATCAACTAAGAATCTTATAGGATCTTCAATTGTTTGTATGTTTATACTTGTATAATCATTAGTACTATTATAGTAGAATGTTTTAGGTTTGTCAATAAAAAAACCTGTTAAAAATTCATCTAGTGAAGTATCTAGTATAACTGTATCGCAGTTAGCATAACTGTTTAATAACCAATTTAAACTATCCGTACCGTTACTAATATATACTGTTATATTGTTATTTATGTTTCTTAAATAATCACAAACTTTAACAATATCTTGATCTTCTGCTATAACTAGAAAACTTGGCTGGTCCATAACATATATGTTAGGTTCAGTTACTACTGTAAGTTTATTCATCTTGTTGCTATCATTGTTAAATGTAAACTACAAACTCTTAGTTTCAATGTACCTGTCCATTCATATACAATAATCTTTGCTCTTTCGCCTAGTTTAGATTTTTCATACTGACATTCGTAATCTTTAGGCAAATGTACTCCGCCTTCTTGTAGTGTAGTTTTTACATCTTTGGATAATTTATCTTTATATTTGTCGTCTATCCAACTGCGAGCAAGTGCTCTACTTAGGATATCAGGAAGAAGTGCTTTTACACTTTCCCTATCCATTAAATTTAAATCTTCTTCTACTAACTTGAACTTATAAACATATTCTACAATATTTGTATCTTTATAAGGAACTAAATCCGTTGTCATTGATTATATCTACTCTTCTTTTTCGTATGGTACCCATCCTACAAGTTCATCTTGTTCTTGTGGAGTTAAGTCTTCCATTTCTATTTCACCGCGTTGAACTTTACTACTGAGATAATCGATATACTCTGCATTATCTAAATAAGTTGTTGTTCTTGATTTTGGTATTTCTATCCAGTTCTGACTTGTAAATTTATATAATTTATTTGGTAACATATCTACTCTAATAAACAAGTCACCTTTTTGAGAATTATGGTGTTCTGGAAATCTTATTCCAAAGTCTACGTTTACACCATCCGGAACTTTTAGGTCAATACTTTCCGTGCTAGAATTAGTAAGGACCTCTAAGACTTTTTTTCGTCAGTTACCTGTGCAACTAAATCATCGCCAAATTCGTCTTTTTCTATTAACTGATACTTCTGTGCCATCTTAAGAACAACTTGATCTCTTCGTACAATCTCTGCTTCTAATTCTGAAATTTGGTTTATTAGGTCTTCGATACGTTTTTCAAAAACACCTGCACCTTCAACTAGTTTATCAATGTGTACTTTATGTGTATCTCTTTCTTGTTCTGTAGCAACAACCTTATCTACTAATGCACCTGACTCTGCTTTTGCTTCATCAAATGCCTTAGCCAGTGCATCACGTTCTGCTATCATCTTATCATGCTCTGCTTTTAATTTAGCATATTCACTAGCATCAATGTTTCCCATATTGGAGTCGAGAAGTTTCTCTAACTCGTCTATTATTTCGTTATGTTTTTTTAATTGCATTTCTAGTTCCTTTAGTCTCGGGTCTTCGACTCTTATAATTTTTTCTTTAATCTTAGGTTTATTTAGGTTACGATCTTCTCTCCACCAACCTATTGTCATTGTACCTGCTAGTACTAAACAAACTGCTAGAGGATCAAATACTGCAACAATAATAATTATAACCCATCTTACTGCATCTTCTAATAGATTACGATCTGCTTCTCCGTAAATTAATTCTGCAATATACTTTACAGGTCCAACCTCTGCTTCAAACTGTCTATACTGTTTTTCAAATACAAACTTTTCTTCTCTAAGACTGTCTAAGTTAGGCTGAACACTTTCAATAAGTCTTTCTAATTCTGCAATCTTAACATCGACACCTTCGTTGGTTGTTCCTGCATTATCAGTATACTTTGCAATATTTTTATTTGCACTAATAATTGTATTGCTTATACTGTTACGAATCTTTTCAATACGTTTTTCTGTATCGTTAATCTGCTTTGCTAATTTAGCATTTATTTTTCTAATTTCTCTTTGTACTGCACTAGCAACACCAAGTTCACTTTTCTTTGCTTTTGAAATAATTAAATTTAGCCTATCTCTTTCAGGCTTCTGTCTTAGACGTAGTGCTTCGCCCTTTTTAACGTTGTCTACATCAGGAGTAAACACTCCGCCGGTTGTAGTACCTTGACTTGTGTATGCTTCAACGTCTCTATCTAATACTGCTAGTCTTTTTTCTGATTGTACAATCTCTGCTTGTGTTCGTGCCTGTGCATCATTTAAACGTTTGTTTTGTTGTGCAATTTCTTTATCTGCTTGTGCTTGTAACCCTGGCACTTTAGCATTTTCTGCATCAATCTGTGGTTGTATTCTTTTGTTTGCATCACTAATACGTTTTTGTTCACGTACAATTAAATTATCAAGTCTGCCACTGTTGCCTCCTTGATTAAGTCTTAAGATATCTTCTGACCAGCGATTAACTTTTGCATCAATACGATTCATCTTTTTATTGATGACATCTACTTGTGCTATTTGTTCTGTACCCATAGCACTTTGTTCTATATGACTCTTACTAAGAAAACCAAATACACCCATGCTTGTAATAAACATTAAAACAACAACTGCCGTACATAAATATGTTTTCATTATAAAAGGTGCACGACGCCAGTTTTGGTGTAGCCACACTGTTGCTAATAGTTTACCAACTTCTAGTACACTACCCATAAGAACAATGGGAAGGAAAGCCGCGGCAAAGATTGCCGTCAATCCAATTATACTGTAGTACGCCGCTATCACACTGATAGATATGGCTACTAATAATGTGAGTAAACCTAAAAACATTATATCTTATTTAAACAGTTTTTTGCAAGTTTGTCAACTTAATTAAAGTAGAACGTCATCATGTCTATATGACCAATAGTGTAGGTTACATAGCATCCTGAATCAAATAGTATTCCATCATCTGGAAAGGCATAATGTTCGTTAGTATTGTCTGTTCCAACAGTTCTTGCTTTAAAAAGGATTGTACCTGGAACTCCTGCTGTGAGACCATTATGGAGATTAATTATTCCAGCAGTTCCACCTGACGTAATGGTCATGCCTCTTAGTCTTCCACCACCGCTAAAGACACTGCCAGCGGCTTCTGTTGAAGTACCTGCTATTACGTTTCCTGCAGAGTTGCCAACTGAAGTAATACTTGCTATTGTTGCAAAGAATGCAGTTGTTTCAACTGCGCCTGCGTTTCCACCATCTATTGTTATTGATAAACTTGCTCCGTCTACGTCTGTGCCCGCTATTACGAAATCTATCGCTGCATCATTGCCGGCTGATGTAATCTCTACTGTTCTACCACCTGCGAATGTAACTGCACCACTGTCTGCTAAGGCACCGCCAATAACTAAAGCAGCGTTGTTGCCTGGATTAGCCGATGCTGATATACCGTTATCGTCTGCGGCAACTTCGTCACTGATCGTTTTTGCACTTGCCATTTTCTAAATACTCCTATAAACTATCTATGTTTTCTATATGTGTATTTATTATTATTTAAACAACTTCTTCTAATATTCCTAATAACTCGGCGGCTATTAGTAATGAACCAGCAAGAACGAAATCGCCAAACAACAAAAATATGCCAGCGAATATACGTACTGCAGATTTAACCAAACTTATGTAAAAGTGTCCTTTACCAGGATCTTTACTCGCAGGTATAATTACTTTCTCTGGCATTGCCATTATGCATTCTCCTTAGTTAAATATTCTTGTTGCATTTCATCACTGTAATCTTCTACAATATTAAACACACTTTTACCAACTTCTACAGTTTCAAACTTGCCTGTGTCCTTAGTATTCTCTACCATCCAAAACAAGTCGTTCTCGGCTGAACTAATACTATCATGCTTACCAGTTTCATATTCAACACTTACACCATCTTCTTTTACCATTGCGGTAATTTGTATTGCTTTAATCATTCATCATCTCCTCAATAATTCTACTACTTCTGTTTGGATCGTTTTCATACTTTACATATTCTAAATGCAAAATTTCTTCTACAACTACTGTTCTAGTTGCATACGGACCAGCAACTACATCACCATCCAAGTAACCATACCAATTTGCATAAGTGCCTTTAGTATTCATAATCTTATAAGGACCATACATATAATATGCTCGATTAGTTATAGTTTTTTCTGTATTTTTCTTTAACTTCCAATCTAAAAATGCTAATGACATCTAACTCTCTCCCTTGTTTCTAACTATACTTTATATTAACACAGGATTAGTATTTGTCAACCATAAATACTATTATGAAAATATTTGAAATCACACAACCTAGTAAAATCGATTTGAAGGACCTTGACACTAAACTACAAGGGGAAATGGAATACACTGAAATTAGTCAACTTATGTCTAAGACTTTCCCTGAGTTCAAGACTGAAATCGAAACAACACCAGACTTAGAAATTGGACAAGGATCTGTAGGAGCAGTATACGAACCTGAAACAGATGAAATCATTATTTACCCAACATTTAGTTCAAAATCAAAAAGTATTGTGTGGGACAACAATAGTCGTACTGGTTTTATTAATAGACTACATGATGTTATCAAACACGAACTACTACACCAAACTCAATACAGTAAACGAGATGGACTAGACGGCCCTGAAGGAAAAGATAAAAGAAGCACTGAGTATGAGTATATGAGTCGTACTGATGAGATAGAAGCATATGCAATGAACATTGCTGATGAATTAGTTCGTAAAGCAGATAAAGACGGTGCTTTAGCATTATTGCGAATGGCAAACAAAACTGCCCAATTCAAAGATGAAATGGGCAATCTACTTAGTCCTGATTTATTTGCTTATATGGGTTTATGGGATTTCAAAAGCAACCATCCTGTATTAAAACGGTTGCTTAAAAAAGTTTATCAATATATTACTTCTTAAATTTAACTTTATATCTCTTACCATTGGTTACGAATGTTATAATTGAATGACTGTACACTTCTTCTTGACTTTCAGTGTAACGAGTCTCTGTATTACATTCTCTTCTAGTACCACCTGTTGAGTTGCTACCTTGACGACCTAAAAGTCCACCGATTATAGCACCAGCAGTTCCACCATCTGGTATGTTCTTAGTTATATTATTACCAATAATTCCGCCGATAATTGCACCTGATAACATATCACCAGTTCTATTGCCGCTAACTTGTACATCTCTACATATATTCACAGTATAAGGTTGTTGGTTAATAACAGACCTGTAGTGGTCTCTTATTGTATAACCTTCAGTAGTTGTATCTGCGAATGCCGCAGAAAAGATACTTAATACTAACCAAGTTGTTATGGTTACTGCTAATGTTCCAAAAATTGTAGTTGCTCTCATAATATTCTCCTTTGTTTTATTACTATCTTTATATTAACATATCTTTAGAGTATGTCAACCGGACTAGGTCCATTCTTATCCTTTTGGTAGAACCAGCCTGCTAAACTATATCGAGGATAAGGTGCAATATAACTTACTGGACTTATAAAATGTTTGTTTATTCTTGTACCACTTGTGGCACTCACATCCATTAAAACTAATCTATTACCAAAAGGTTCTATACTTGTTTTAATAGTTGCTTCGTCTTGATTCATTATGCATAACTGTCCGCCCCAATGTGCTTTCCAATCAGGATTAAAATAAAATATATATGCCAGCCATCTAGCAGGATCATGATGAGGAACTAACCAGTTATCATATGAATAATAACTATAACTAGGGTTGTCAGTATACATATTAGTAAATCCACTAACAGTTTCTGCTAGTTCTAAAAATGTTGTGTCTGGTCTTGTTATCTCGTAATCTTCAGTAACAACTTTTGTAAATTCTGTGGTTCTAGGAAACCTGTCAGGAAACTGTTTGTGTTTCTTTTCGTGTATCCAGTATGCACGATGCCAGTAACTAAAGTTGTCTACTGCATTATCTCTATATTCGTCTCTTATTTCTTTAAAGTTTTTATCTTCATTATGATTAAATTTTAGATGGGTCTCGCCGTTACATGCCCAATACCCATAGTCTATAGTTGTTACACTTTTATATAACTCTTTTATATATGATGGCAAGAGGATATTATCTATCACTGCATATCTGTGTTCAGAGAAATGTCCTCTTGCTTTATCTAAGTCTTGTGTATTAAACATGCTACTGGCTTCTATAAAATATATGATTGTCTATTTTTGTAATTAGTTGAAGACTATGTCTCCATTTAGGTTTTACATAGTCTGCATGATAGTGAGTTGCGCCTTCTAGTATACCATTCCATTTATCGTATGCTAGAACATTATATGCAATATCTTCTGCAATCTTCCATTTAATGTTATTCTCTTTTTTAATAACTTCGTCTGCCTTTCCATCACAATACCAACTAAATTGACATCTATTTCTTGCAGGGTAATAAGTTCTTTCTTCTTCTTTAAGTTTAGGATTTTGCTTGGTCTTCCATGATTCTCTCATAGGAGCATCATATATAACTCCACACGGATCTCCTGGGTATCTTCTATCCATCACACGATTCATAACAACTCTTGCTACTGCAACCATACCAGCAGTGCTTTGATTGTTTGCTTCTCTGTATATATTCAGCGACATACATTCTAATTCTTTTTTGTCAACTTTTACAGCATCTTTGTTAGGAACATATATTGTTCTAGTTTTTACAATAGTAATAGTATTGGAAGGTATTTTAATTTCTTTAATCACTTCTTTTTCTACTACTTGTATTACTGGTACTTTAATTTCTTTAATTACTTCTTTTACTATAATCTTAGGAACTTCAATCCTTTTAATTATTTCTTTTTCTACTACTTGTATTACTGGAACTTTTTTAATAATTTGTTCAACTACTGTAATCTGCCTAGGATCACCTGCGTAATAATAACTAATTACACCGCCTATAAAACCCATTATTAATATTAACATTGCTCTTGACATAGTAACTCTCCGTGTTAATTACACTATCATTTATAGTAACACAGGTTAGTTCTGCGTCAACCGTTTTTTAATTAATATCTTATAAACACCAGTGTTAGGGGATTGTCTCTCGCAAGAACGAACATAATGATTAGCATTGCACCAATCAGTTATTTCATTTGCTATAGCACCATGTCCTGTGATTATTCTTGTATACTTGTGTCTATTAAGATAACAATCCTGCATATGGTCATTGAATCTTTTCCATGCATCGTGAATAATATAACCGTGTAAATCAAGCATTGTACTAAAGAATAACAATGCCTTCAGAGATAAGTTTTTCTCTGTTCGCTAGATGTGCTTCTGCTACATCTGCTTTTGCTTGACCATGGTAGAGAACTGCATGACCTTCTGAGATCATTATTTGTGTTGCTGGTTTCCAACTATCAGTAACTACATCATAAACATCAAAGTCTCCTAAGATACGTCCAAACTTACCTTTCATATCTTCGCCATTTTTGTTTATTTGTGTTTTAAGATTGCAAGTTTTGCCAAGTAGTTCTTTAAGTCTTGCCTTTGCGGCTAACCCAAACTTCTTCTCTACTAAATCTCTAGTGCGAGATTCAGGAGTATCGATTCCCATAATCCTAACTCTCTCGTCTTTTAAAATTACACCGAATCCTAGATCGATGTCACAATCAACTGTGTCTCCGTCGATTACTTTTACTATTGTTGCTCGATATTCATACATTACAAATACTCCTTTTATAAGAGTATTTACCTAAAATCTTGCTACTATTTTGTCGAAGGTTTGTTAAACGGTGATCCCCAAACTTCACGAGCAGACTTTCTTAAGAACGGTTTGTTAGTCTCTGCCTTACTTGGATTTGCAACTGTTAACATAACATTCTTTCCTTGCCTCCAAGCCTTAACTTGGTTAATTGCTCTCTCCATGCCTCTATTCTCTATGTAATCTCTACGTATTGCTTTTTGTAACTTCTTAGATGTATTACTACGTTCTCCTTTAGAGCTGTAGTTATCACCTGATCCTCTTTTTGCCATTATGATTCCTTTTTATTAATAGGACTAACCTTAGATCCTTATGAGTTTATTAAGTAACTACCCTTTTGGTCCTAGTTTTCCTTTACCAGACAAGTATCTAACTTCAGGTTTAGGTTTTATGAATCTACTTAATAACTGCTCTATATAATCTGTTAACCAATCCATTAGACACCCCTAGTAAAAAGTGCAACTATTCTGTTGCTAGGTCAGTTGCCAACCCCGGTTACCTAATTAGGCAGCCATTGCCATCTCTGGCGCATAATTGTCATTTACAATTATAGTTTTCGTTCGCGATAACCGTGCTTACATCCGGGTAACTCCACTTGTCTATTGTCTATCTGTCGATCCTATTTCAACCCCATAAATTTTGGTGGAGTTGCCGGGTACTGCCCCCGGGTCCAGTCTAGTTTTCAACTTGCTTCAACGTTACAGTTTATTTATATACTATTATATAGATAGTGTCAATCTATATCTGTGTTATACAATAAATTGAAAACATTACCATAACCATATACATAATTGTAAACGTTATCCACACGTTATGCTACTTCTTGTATGTAATGATGAGGTAGTACATTTGGTTTAACTTCTGCAATATGATCCATATGATCTTGTGCTTCATCTTGAGTCTTAAAAGTAGCAACAACTACTTCATCTTCTATCTTAGGTATGTATATAACATTAAACATCATCTGGATGTTCCCAATTACTAAGTACGTCACCTAATGCATTCCACATTATTGATCCGTCCATCACTGTCTTTTCTCTCCAAGATGCAATTTCATTGTATTGTTCTTGTGTTAAGTCGTTAAGACCTTCTAACTTATAAAAGTCTGAGATATAGTCATAAGCACTAGTATATGCTTCTGTTTCAAGATAATCTTCAACTTTGTACATTCTGCCCCATTCAAATGTCATAACTCACTCCTTAATTGTTAACTAATATATAAATTGTAACATTGTAATTACTCTAAGTCAACCATGCCTATAAAAAAGACAGTACAATAATATTAAAGTTCGATTATTTGAGCAGTACGAGGATTAATGCCAAAGTCTTGTAAGAAAGGTATGTTCTTGGCTTCAGTAAGTGCCGCATCCATATAGTCACGAAATTTATTATCATCAGCAGAATTAATCATTCCTTTAATTAAATCAAATCTATCGTCTGTTGCTTTTTGTTGTAAATCACTTACAAAGTTAAAAGCATTCTGCGGATCATCATTTCTTAAATCTAAATGCATATCAATCTTGTCAAATTGATTCTTTTCAGTTAATAACTTTCGTTGCATTGAATCGTAAGCAGTTGTTAAGGTCCCAATAGTTCCACTAAGTGAACTATCATTAGAAATAGCAGCGAATGCAGTTTCTAATTGTGCTTTTTTTGCAGTAACAAAAGAATCTAAGTCATCATGGTTACTGCCTCTGGGATCGTTAATCGTATCAGTATCATATACACCATCACCAGTTGTTAAGTTTCCTGATATTCCTGATGCAAGTTCGTTAAAGATAGCACGTGTAGTTGTAAATGCACCATTAGTATCTAAACTTTCCATTGCAGTTTCATAAACGATACTTTCGTTTAAGATGCCTATGCCCCCAACTGTCCCCATAATATCACTTACGGTAACTGCTCCACTTGTTCCAGTTCCACCTAAGAACTTTGCCGCAACTTGTGCTGCCGCATCAGAGTCTAGTACACTTGTCACATCAGATATGTTAGGCAAGTCTACCATCTTTAAGTTACTTAATAAGTCACCAAACTGTTTTGGTGTACTCATTGATCCTAGGTCGATACTTTGCAACTCTGTTTTAAACTCATCAAAGTTATTTGGAATTATAGAACTAAAACTTGTTGGTAGCACTTTAGATAAGTCGCCAAAGTCTGCCATACTAGTTAGGTTTGGAATATTACTACCTAACATTTTTTGTGCGTCGGCAATCATCTCTGGATTTGTTATTCTTGACATTGCATCACCCAATATATCGTTAAACTCTGGATTACTTAAATTTACAACATCTCCAAAAGCATCAAAATTAACTTCTTCAAATGCTTGTGTTAGTCCTGATATATCCCCAGCACCATTCTTTAATAAATTACCTGCTACTTGACCAAGATTTCCAAAGTTGCTGATATCTCCTAAATCAAAAGAACTACCTAGGTTAGATAAATCTTCTGCAAAGTTTGGTATACTTTCATTAGACATAAAGTTTGTTAATCCATTATTAACTGTTGCATTTATATTAGGAATAGCGTCTCCTAAGAAGTTGCCAAAGTCTCCGTCTATTGGTAATGCACCAGTGATACTGCTTATTGATTTTCCAAAATTTTGTGTAAGAGCATTTTTATAAGGCCCTGCCACAGCCGTACTAATGCTTGCAAATCCTTCTGCCATTCCCATAGCCTGTATCATTTGTATAGGACTGTCACCGAACAAATCTCCAGTGTGTTTACTTAAAGCACCTCCAAATGTATTTGCTAATCCATCTAACCCACTTTTAAAATCACTTCCTAATGAACCAGTTAAAGCACCTCCTGCTACAGTAGCACCAAGAGTTTCAAAGTCTGGTAATATTCCAGCAGTAACTTTTGCCAAAGGATTTAAACTAGCAGTAACAAGATCTGCTACACTTCCAGATCCAGTTGCTACTCCTGAAATAGTAGTCAACGTGGCAGTAAAATCTTTTACTCCGGCTACGTTACTTACTTTACTTGCGATATCCTGTCCTGTATTCCCTAACCCTTGGCCAACGACATTATCTCCTATGCCGCCAAAAGCATTTATTCCTACTGATGTAATTACTGCACTAATACATGCCATTTCTTTATCCTACAAATACGTTTGGACTACCTGTTGCTCTACTATGCCCACAGGTGTCTCTATCTCCAACTCTCAATAATCCAATTCCGTTAGCAAGTACTCTTGTACTTCCAGGAGTACCTGAAGTTGCTACACAGTGAATAGGATCCAGAGGACTACAAGGAGGATGAGGTGTTACTGGAGATGTTTTCTTTGCCAACGGTCTTCCGTTCGCAAGAACATTTGCATGTGCATTAGTTACTGCACCGCCTGCTTGATTAACGTCCATCATTCTTACTACTTGCATTGCCATACAACTATTTATCCTACTATATTATGTGCTACTTTAATTAGGTAACCACTGTTTAAATTTTTCAAACCAAATACTATATGCATAGTGGTTAGGATGAGAATCGTCGTCTGCTATCCATAAATCTTTGTTAACATCAACCCAAGGCATTATAGCATTGTTAGGTTCGAAATATTGATCAAAGTTTATATAACTTCTTAATATTTTAAGTTCTTTTGCATAACCATCTTCCATTATTTGACTGTCTAAGGTATTATAAAAGTAATACTTCAACCCTAGTTCTTCTAATCTTTTTTGTATACTTACTACATTTAATAAAGTTCGGTATGTAAAGGTTTCAAACTTATCCCAATTACCAGGTGCTAATGCTCCTTTTATTTTTGTAAAGTAATCTGGTTCAATTGGAAGATCTGGCCCTAGAGTAAATGCTCGTTGTCTGGCTTTACTTGGTTTTGCAAAGAATTCTTGCATTTTATTAGTAATATTATTCTTCAGCCTAACCTTTTTATGTTTTGTAGGTTTGCTCTCTGGCCCTACAACTCCAAATCTTGTTGCTCCTGTAATACCTACTAGTGCTACATTGTTAGGCTCTATAGGATAAGTGTATAATTTTCTTAATATACCGTCGTTACTATCTCCGTTGGCGGCATAGTTAACTTCCTCTAGTCCTAAGTGACCAGCAACAAGAGTACCGGGTCCAATATGTTTGTCTATAAGATTGTTTTTAGTTTTAGCACAATTTCCATAACTAAAACTACAACCAAAGTTATAAAGTTTTGTAGCCATTATAGTTTAAAATTACCTAAGTCTGGACCATTTACTCTTTCATGTATTTCTTTTTTGGATAGTGCAAGTAATCCGTCACAACCACCTTCGACGAGCAAGTTACTACCGTTGTAGATTTGCGGACAAGTTCTGTGCCCATTCTCTTTAAGAAATGTTTTAGCCTCTGAATCATAGTCAATGTTTATCTCCTTAAATTCTATCTTATTTTCGTTTAAGTAGTTCATTGCCATATGGCAAAATCCACATAAATCTTTTGTGTATACCGTTATCATTAGTTAATTCCTTTATTTTGATAAGTATTATAAACAACCATCGGAGAAACATTATGGGCAAGAAGAAACAAAGCGAAAACGAAGTATAGTCGCTTAACTAACAATACCAAAATCCTAGTCTATGGTCTTTAATGTTATTAAAGTCATGATTTACATCTGACACAAATTTCCAGCCTTGTTGTTCACGAGTTGCTGCTTCCTCTTCGTATTTTGACTTCCATGCTGGTACTAATATATTTGCATCATGCAGTTTGTACCAATCACCATGTAAATTACCAAGTCGTAAATGAACTTCTATAATATTGTCTCCTTTAAATTCAATATTAATATACTCCATATCTTGTAAGTCATCAAGGAAACTAGGAAGTTTCTTGTTTGGTGGACTAATTTTTTTCCAGTAATTAAAATGTATTAAATCTTCGTCGTCATTAAATCCTTGTGTTGCAAAGATAGGTTGCCATCCATCGTTCCAAATATAATCTATGCTATAATGTGATTCATCAAACCATTCACACCAAAACTCACTTGGATGATAGTTTTCAATACATTTCATTTTTTGTTCAAGCCATACTTTTTTAGCATTTATACCCAGCCCAAAAAGATTATAAATGGGACGTACACAATAATAACCAGGACTAGTAACAACACTGCCAATAGGTCCTGCGTTATATCCACACCGAATAGCAAGTTCTAATTTATTATGTATCCATCTATACTTTGGGTATCTTTCCCAAATCTGAATATCACAAAGTGTATCTTCAAAATTTACATTTGCTATCTGTTCGTACTTAGAGACTAAATCCTGCGAAGGTATCTTTTTCGACATCTTGCTTCGTACCACCTATAATATAACTTGAAATTTCTGTTTCTTGAGGAGCAACTTGAACATCTCCTCCACTAATCCATTTTTGTGTCCAAGGCAAAGGATTTGCTTGAGGCACACTATAAGGACTCTTAACACCTACTGCAAGCATACGTTTATTTGCAATCCATTCGATATATTCGTTTAACAATAGAGCATTAAGTCCGATCATACTTCCATCTTTAAACAAATACTCTGCCCATGCTTTCTCTTGGTCAACAGCATCTACAAACATTTGTATGCATTCTTCACGAGTTTCTTCTGCAATTTTAATAAAGTCTGGATCATCCTTAGGTAGTATCTTAAGTAACTGTTGAGTTGAACCTAAGTGTACATTTTCATCACGAGCAATAAACTTAATAATTTTAGCATTGCCTTCCATCTTCTTAAGTTCGGCAAACGCCCAACTACATGCAAAACTAACGTAAAATCTAACACCTTCAAGGATATTAACACTCATTATTGTTTTGTACAAGAGTGTTTTAAGTTCGTACATATCAACAACAACTTTTTTACCATTAACTGTATGTGTACCTTCACCTAATAGATTGTAGTACATGCTCTTCGTAATTAGTTCATCATAACATTCTGTAATACTATCTGCACAATCAACAATCTCTTTAACATCCATCATATCATCAAATACTTTACTAGGGTCGCTATAGACATTACGAATAATATGTGTGTAACTCTTACTATGGATTGTTTCACTGAATGTCCAGGTTGTAATCCAGTTTTCTAATTCAGGCAAACTTGTAATAGGATTAAATGCTTCAGCAGGAGCACGACCTTGTACACTATCTAAAAGTATTTGTCTTTTCAAGTTACTAGTAAATACATGACGCTCATGTTCTGTTAACTCTTTAAAGTCTTTACTATCTTTGAGGATATCAACTTCTTCTGGACGCCAGAAGAATCCTAACTGCTTGTCGGTTAGTTTATCAAACTGTCGATACTTAACTGTGTCGTATCTCTGCATTCCGATATCACCGTCAAAGAATGCTTTCTTTTCTGTGTGATCATGTTTTGTTTTATTTAATACTGCCATTTTTTTCTCTTATCTTTTTTATATTGTACAACTATCACAGTCTTCTTCGAACTGTCCTTCTTGTGGAATCTCTAATGTAATAGATTCTTCCATACGTTCACTTACGTCATCTCCAGCACCATCAAATGTATTGAAATAGTATAATTGTTTCGTACCATATTTATACGACATCAGTAAATGTTGTAGCATAGTGGACATAGGTATCTTCTCATCTTCGTAGTGTTGAGGATTGTAACTTGTGTTTACACTAATACCTTGATCAATATACTTTTGCAATACTGCCATAATCTTAATGTATCCTTCAGGTGACTTTTGATCCCATAGTAATTCATATTTGTTTTTAAGTCTTGGATAACCTGGCACAACTTGTTTTAACACACCATCTTTACTTTGTTTAATACTAATGTAACTACGTGGCGGCTCAATGCCGTTTGTACTATTAGATATCTGTGCTGATGTTTCAGCAGGCATAAGTGCCATTAGTGTACTATTTCTTATTCCTGTTGTTTTTAATTGTTCTCTAAGTCCTTTCCAATCCATACGTTCAACATGCGGAATAAGTTCATCAACATCTTTCTTGTAGGTTTGGTTAGGAGTTATTCCATCTCCGTAATGTGTTTCATTTGTTCCAGGACATGCCTCTTGTTCTATTGCTAAGTCTGCACTTGCTTTTATTAAATAATAACTCCATGCTTCTGCATATTCATCTATAAGTCCTAAATCTGGATTACTATAATTTGTATCATTCTTTGCTAAGAAGTATGCTAGATTAATTATACCAATTCCAAGAGGACGTCTTTTCATTGTACTATTCTCTGCCGCTAGTACAGGATACTTTTGATATGTTAATAATGCATCTAATCCCCTTACTGCTAACGAACAAGGTTTTTCAAAATCCTTAGGTGTTTTTATTAGTCCCCAATTAATCGCACTCAACGTACATAGTGCAATCTCGCCTTCGGGGTCATTAAAATTTTTAAGAGGCTTCGTAGGTAAGTTAATCTCACAACATAAGTTACTTTGTTTTATCGGTGCAAGTTCTTTTTTAAATGCTCCATGGTCATTAGCATGATCAACATTCATTAAGTAAATACGTCCTGTATTTTTACGTTCTTCCATAAAACTACTAAACAATATACTTGCCTTTAAAGTCTTCTTGCGTATACTTGTATTACGTTCGGCTTTCTCGTATAATCTTTTAAACTCGTCTTGGTCTGCAAAGAATGCATCATATAATCCAGGAACATCACTAGGAGAGAATAAAGTTATATCTCCTCCACTAATTAATCTTTCGTACATAAGTTTATTAAACTGTACACCATAATCCATATGACGTACTCTGTTGTCTTCTGTGCCTTTGTTGTTCTTTAGTACTAGTAAGTCTTCAACCTCTAAATGCCACAATGGATAGTAAAGTGTTGCCGCTCCGTTACGTACACCACCTTGACTACAACTTCTTGTAGCACTTTGAAACATTTTGTAAAAAGGAATAACACCTGTATGGTAAGCATCTCCGTTTCTAATAGGACTTCCTAACGCACGAATATTACCAGCACCGATACCAATCCCTGCCTTTTGACTTACATACTTTACAATGCTACTTGTTGTTGCATTAATACTATCTAAACTATCATCAGTTTCAATTAATACACAACTACTAAATTGTCTTTGTGGTGTACGAACTCCTGCCATTACTGGTGTAGGCAGACTTATTTGAAATGTACTAATTGCATCATAGTAGTCTTTTACCCAACGTATTCTTGTATCTTTAGGATAATCTCCGAATAGTGTTGCTGCAATACACATATAAGCAACCTGTGGTGTTTCGTAAATTGTTCTTGTTACTCTATTTTGTACAAGGTACTTTCCACGGAATTGTTCCATACCTGCATAAGTTAAGTTCTCGTCTCTGTCATGCTTAACGTAATCATTTAACTGATTCCACTCTTCCTGTGACCAATCATCAAGTAGAGCCTGATCGTAAAATCCTAGTTCAATGTTCTTTTGTATTATTCTATATAAATGCCAAGGCATAAAACTATTGTATACCATCTTACGTAGATGATAATTAATAAGTCTCCCAGCAACATATTGATACCCTGGCGTTTCTTCTGAAATTAGATCAGCAGTACTCTTAATAAGAGTTTCTTGTATATCATTACTTTTAATTCCGTCATAGAACTGTAAATGACTTCTAATTTCAACTTCACTAGGACTTACTCCAGTGATACCTTCACAGGCATAGTAAACTACTTTGTGTAATTTATCTAAATCTAACGGCTCTTTCGTCCCATCTCTTTTTGTAACTTGAATCTGACTCATTGATTATTTCCTCTTTGGTGTAACTGGCTATAAGAGTAGATTCTGTTAACTCTTCTAGTTCTCTATTTACTCGAATAGACAAATCGAAATTAAGCACATATTTCCCATTGTCTATCCATGCTAAATTGTAATTAGCACTGCGTTTTCGGTTATTGTAACAACGAAATTCACAGTTTTCACTTCTACTTAATGCTATAGTATAGCATATTCCTAGTCCTTTTGCAAGATTATCGTAATGATTATCTGCAACTAATTCCCAAGGATTAGGCCAATCTTTCTTAATATCTTGTGTATAATAGGGGTTACTAATGGGAGCAGTATTCCAAAAACTATTAGTTTCGTGTACTGCTTCGTACAACGATAAACTAGATATAGTTTCTCTAAAATTTCTCCAGGCGGATAATCGCCCTTGGGTATCTAAATTCCACATACATAAATCTTATTATCGAATAATTCTAGTTGACATAAACATAGTGCCAGCGGCTTGACTATCACTTGTATACTTAATTGTACTGACATTACTTGTATTTGTCAAGGTAAAAGTCACACCAATATCACCGTTGTTTTCTGAAAATTCGTCATCTATAACCTGTTGTGTTGCATCGTGTGTAACAGTAATCTTACCTTGTCTAAGTTTTGAATTACGAACAATACTATAATCAACTTCTACTGAGGCAAAGTCTCCAGTATCGCTAAAAGTTAATCCTGTAGTTGTTGCAGTTTGACTACCCGCTATAACAAGAGATGCTTGGGCTCGTCTAATATGACTACCAACTGCTAACTGTTCTTTTTCAGTAACAATGTTTCTAGTGCCATGGTCTATTCTTCTAGTTGTAGTTGAAACATCACCATCTGGTCTCTCAAAGTTATCTCCAATACTATAAGAATGATCATTAGCGAATAATATAACATCAGAAGATGCATTGTTTGCACCTAATCCCGAGTTTGCACAATCTTTAAACATATTATAAGAACTTGCAAATCCTTCTACGTTTGGAAATATATGAATTGCATTATTATGACTCTTATCAAAAACACTACCTGTAACTTTTACACCTTCAGGTCCTTTAGATGAAACACCTGATCCTGAAATCGCTTCTCCTATCTTAATACTTTTAAATGATATATCAAAATGACAACTATCAAGAAGTATACTCTGCATATTCTGATCTGCAAGGAAGTTGAGACTTTGCCCTCTTAGTGTACAGTTCCTAAGTGTTATATAGTTACTGTTGTAAGTTTCTGAACTTGTTATCTTAATATTTGCCTTACTATTGCCCACAGTGCTTGGAGCAGTTGTTTTAGGTCCTACAAATGCACAATTAGTAAAATGAATATTCTCTGTTTGATCAATTACAAATGTGTCAATGTCTGTACTACTAGCAAATGTCATACCTTCTATAATAATATCTTGAGGAATAACACCACTGTTAGATCCTACACCACTTCCGGTTTGTTGTTTACTATCACAAGTTGTTGCAACTGGGCCTACAGAGTCACTACTAGTAATTGTTGTGCTAAAAGGACCTTCGCCTACTAGTCTTGCAAATGTTGGTACTTTAATTATACCACTTACTATATAATTTCCTGCTGGAAAATATAGTGTACGCCTTATTCTTTGTTCTGACTCTCTAATATATAATTCATATAAAGCACGATTAATAGCAACAGTGTCGTCTGTATTGCCGTCGCCTTTTGCACCAAAGTCTCTAATACTAGCAAAATCATCTAACTTAGTTTGTATTGATCTAACTATAGGCACTGTCGCTGCTGTTCCAGTTTGAGCACTAAACCCAATCTGTGCACCACTGTATGTATAAGTTTCTGCAGATTGTAATAATTGACTTTTTGTTGTTAACAGTTCAATGTTCTCTGTTGTAGGAGCATCTGTTCCACCATTGCCGATGTAGACTTTTCTAGTATCTACTGCAAGTCCTATTTCTGCTCTTGCTAGTTGTGGAAGATTATCACTGACTCCACTTCGATGTTGTATTCTTGAGATTTGGACTACTGCCATGTTAGTGCCTCCTAATTATATAGTATTTATTACTTTTAGGCACCGTAGTATTCGCCAACCCTCTCCCACCATTTATGTGAATGTTGCTTAAAGTCTTCGCCTTCAATAGTCCATGTCTGGTACTCAAAGTCTTTACTACACATTAAGATAACACCTTGTTGTATATCTGTACCATACACCTCGTTGTGTGCATTTCCATAGGCACATAATTGCATAAAGTAATCTTGTACCCATTCTTCTTTTTTAGGTTTATTGGTTTGTTTAAAATCTATAATACTTGGCTTGCCATTATAGATGCCAACACAGTCTGTTGTGCCTGCATATATCTGTGGAAAGTATAAAGGAACTTCCACTCCCCAACACTCAGTCATGTTACTAAGTCCTTGCTCAACAATTATCTCTGCCATCTTATGACTTTGTTGGCTATAAGGATTGCTTCCAGGTATACCAATGTCGTCAGTCAATACATAATCTTCTAACCATTTATGCATACGAGTTCCACGTCCGGCGGCTTCTTTTGTAATGTTTGCCGCTTGTGTTTCGCCAACTCTTTTACGCCAGTTAAGTAAAGCCTGCTTTGCTTTCTCTGGTTTAGTCTTATCTAAGATTGTTGTTACACTTGGTACTGCTAATCCGTCAGGAGTACTATATAGCCTTCGTCCATCTACACTCTGTCGAGTCAAGGCTTTGTAGTTATGTTGCTCTGTTATCATAGTATTATTATAACATAGTTTGTAAGTATTTGCCTAATTTATTTCGTATACCACACTCACATCTTTATATGTGGTTCCACCCCAATAGTTTTTATGATACAGATATGCTTCTTTTATTACTGCATCTATGTCAGTATGCCAATATCTGATAAAACGTTCACTTCTGGGATAGTCAGGAATTGTGTCATGTGTTTGCCAAACAAATTCGTTAATTAGTTGTGTATAGTCTGGCATGTAGTATATAACTTGTATTGTAACTAACTTATCTACGTCAAATAGTTTCATACAATTACTTATACAATGGTTCTACATGAGTTGCTAACTTATCTAAAACTGTTCTTGCACCTCTTGTTAGCCATTCTTTATCTCGAATACATTTCTCATTGTGATCTAATTGTTCTTTAAGTTTCTGCCTTACTGTAATAGGATCTTGTTTTTGTAGTTCTAAAAAACTATTAAATGCAGACTTCATACGTTCTTGTATGTCATCTATCTCATCATAACTTTCATCTATTACAGGATGAAATGTTTTAAAACCTATACTTCTAAGATGTTTTAAAAAGTTTTTA